AGGGCGGCCTTGATCGCCCCCTTGCGGGTGATCCACACGTTCTTGCCTCGGTGATGCTCCAGGGCCGTGTAGTTGTGGTGGCAGTTGATCGGGGCGTGCCGCCTGAGTCTCCCGAAGCCGACGGTCCCGAGGAACAGGTAGACGGCGTCGAGCGCCGCCTTCATCATCGCCTCGCGGTTCCCCATGGCGTACCGCTGCGCCCACATCAGGTCTGCGATGTAGTGGTCGAACTCGGGCGTGCCCTCAGGGAGGTACGCCAGGTCCATGTGCGGCAGGTCGAGGAACCACTGCTTGGCGAGGCCCTTCGCCTTGTCGATGTGGATGTTGGCGAGCTGGTTGCCGATGCCCCTCGAGCCCGAGTGCAGCACGAGCCACACGTTGTCCTCGGTGTCGAGGCAGACCTCGACGAAGTGGTTGCCCGACCCGAGGGTGCCGAACTGCAGCGCCGCGGTCTGCTTCTGCTTGCTGGTCAGGTCGGTGCGCGGCCAGCCCAGCAGGGCCCACAGATCGGCCACGCTGCCGACGTGGCCCTGGCCGACCCCTGCAGGGATCGCCTGGGTGATCAGGTCGTGCAGCGGCTGCAGGTCGTCAGGCAGCGCCTGGGACGTGATGCCGAGCTTCTGGGCGATCATGCCGCACCCGATGTCGACACCGACAGCGGACGGGATGATGGCCCCTCGGGTCGGGATGACGGAACCGACGGTGGACCCGTAGCCAAAGTGGGCGTCGGGCATGAGGGCGACGTGCCCCTCGATGAACGGGAGGCGGGCCGACTCGGCCGCCTGGATCCCCGTCTTCTCGTCGAGGTCTACCGCCCAGGACAGGACGTTGGGAGCGTAGGGAAGGCGCTCAGGCATCAGAACGGCACCTCCTCGACCAGGCGGGTCACGCTGGTGACGCCCCAGGAGTTCAGCGTCTCGACGAGGCGATCCCAGCGGAGGAACTGCGGTGACTGGGCGCCCGTGATGTGCCAGGTGCCGCACGCCCGCACCGCTGCGTACGTGTAGGACTTGCGTCCGTTGCACCAGCGGACGAAGCGGATGACGTCGCCGTCCCGCCCGTCCTCGCCGAAGCGGTTCTGCTTCAACTCGGCCAGGTCGCGCTTCTTGCACGCCAGGTGCTCGGTGAGCACGGCGATGTCGCGCTCGAGGGTGCTGATCATGGTCATGATGGGTTCTCCAGTCGGAAGGTGAGCTTCTTGGTGCGGTTGTTCTTCGGGGGGCCCAGCACGTAGCGCTGGCCGCCCTGGGTGATCACGGACTCGAACGGCGGATAGCAGCGCATCACCACGCCGTCGTACGCGCCGCCCACGAACTCGTAGTAGATGAGCCCCTTCTTCGGATGCGCCTGAGAGGTGTGGGCGTCCCCTCGGGCCACGGCTGCTTCGACCTCCGCCTTGTCGTCGACGCGGTGGAGGATGCGCTCGTTCCACTCGTCCCAGCCTTCGCCTGTGTCGACCGCCGACCAGCGGCGAGCCCAGCACTCTTCGGCGTGCAGGGGGGCGATGACGGCACAGTCTCTGCAGCGAACCACCCCCTCGGTGGCGAGCGCGGTGGCGCTCACAAGCCCAGCCTCTCGGCGAGCCAGCCGAGGCTGTAGGCCGACCCCATCACGCTGGCGAACACCAGGACGACGCCTGGGTTGCTCACGAGCGCATGCACGGCCAGGAGGGCGACGTACAGGACGGCGAGGCCGAGGGCCAGCACGGTGATGGCGATGAACCCGTCGAGGAACCGATCCAGTGTCCGACTGAACCTCAGGGTCACAGCGCACCCACCAGGGCGTCGTGCTGCACGTCGCGCAGCAAGTCGAGGCCCTCCGACAGGGCCGAGAACTCGGCCTTCGTCTCGTCGGCCAGACGGCCCGTCGGGGGCAGGCGGAGCAGCTTGGTCGCCGCCTTGTCGAGCGTGATGCCGACCGACTTGATGACGGCGTTGATCTGCTCGAGGGTGAGGCGAACCTCGAAGTACGGCTGTTCGGTGGTCATTGCAGTTTCCTTTCGATGCGGGCCAGACCCTCAGCGACGATCTGGGCCCTCTCCCTGCGGGAGAAGTGGTGTGGGTCGTTGCCGACCTCCAACAGGAGGTCGTGCAGTTGCAGGTCGGTGAGCCGACATAGCTCTTCGGTGGTCACTTGTCGGGATCTCTGGCGATGAGGAACACGATCCAGGCGAGGGGTACGAGCAGCCCCCAGGCGCCCATCAGCACCGCTCGGCGATCGCAGCGTCGATCGCTGCGTTGAGGGCGTTCGCGCCCGCCTGGTTCGGGTGCAGCCCGTCGGCCAGCAGGTGAGGGTTGGCCGCGGCGATCTGGTTCCACGGCACGGTCGCCGACCACGGCTGCGCCTGCAGCCCAGCCTCGATCTGCGCAGCGAACGCTGCGTCACGCTCCTGGGCGAACACGTTGAACGGCAGCACCCAGACGAGGCAGCGGTCGTCGGGCAGCACGGCGACAACCTCGTCGACGAAGCGTCGGTACGACTCGGGTGTCTCCTCGCCGCTGATGCCCGCGCCGTTGTCGTAGGTGCCGTCCTCTTCCATGACGAGCACGCCGCCTGGGTCGAGGTACGGGACCAGCGTGGCGACGACCTGGCTGTGGGTGAGGTTCTGGTCGACGCCCTGGTTGTAGGCGCCTCTGCCTGCCTGCGAGTCCGTGTGGTCGCCGCTGGGCTGGGAGAGGGCGAAGATGCTGTCGCCGATGTTGATGCGCTGGCAGCCCGTCATGGCGAGCATGGCGAGGGCTGCGGTTGCGATGGTGAGGTTCCTCTTCATGATGTTTCCTGACTCGGGCATCCGCCCGTCTCGGTCGGGCGAAGGCAGTTGCCGTCGCGGTCGATCTCGTAGCCGCACTCGTCGCACTGGTAGTCGCCGCCGCAGCGGCCGCACCAGAACTCGTCGTATGCGCCCACACCGCTCTCGACCTGTTGTTCGGTGGGTTCCTCGACGAGGGTGAGGTCGTCGCAGTCGATGCACCAGAAGGTGCGTGGGGCGGTCATGGCCGCAACTCGTCGAGCACCGCCGTGCTCAGCTCGACCTCCGAGGCGACGTCCCGCAGGAGGCGCCAGGCGATGACGTCGAGCCCGCCTTCGGGCCGCCAGCTGTTCTCGTCGTCGTGGACGCTCTGCAGCCTGGAGGCCAGTTGCAGGCCGTCGTGCTCCTCGGTGTCCTCGGGCCAGGCGACGCCTTCGAGGTCGGGGTGGGCGATGGCCAGGTCGTAGATGCCGCGGGGGCTGCGCTGGGCGTCGTGCCCGTCGGGGATGTGCGCTCCGACGGCGCACTTGGTGCCGTCAGGGGCGAGGTAGAGGCACTGCTCGCGGCCAGGGCGGGTCGGCGAGGGGCCCCAGGCCCGCTTGCCTTGGTCGACCAGGTGGCGGACCGTCTTGTCGAAGTACTCCTGCATGGTGATGCTCATCGTGGTTCCTTTCGGTGGGTGTTTCCAGTGGAAACGGCTGATCGTAGGACAGGGTTCAGACGACCTTGGCCGTGCCGCCCTTGACCGTGATGGTCCCGTAGAAGTTGCGCTTCGTGTACGGGTCGGGGCCGACGAACGTGTACTTGCCGTCGGGCGCCTGGCTGACGTCGCCGTCGTATTCGTTGCCGAACATGGACGTGGCCTCGATGCGGACCCGTCCGCCTGCGACGACCGCTTCCTTGATCGCCTTCTTCGAGGCAGGGCGCTGACCGTTGATGAAGATGCCTTGCATTGCTGTGTTCTCCTCTATTCGTGGCCCGATCGGGCCGTCTATTACTGACTATAGCACAGGGTTTACGTCCCCGTCAAACGATTATGTGATCCAGGAGACGATGGTGGCGACGGTCACGCCAGCCATGACGATGGCGTAGATCCACAGCAGCCTGTCGCCCCACGTCTCGCGGTCCACCGCTCCTATCATGGCACCGCCGCGACGTCGACGAGGCCCTTCACGCACGGGAAGACCTTGAACTCGTCGATGTACGCCTCCCATTCGCCCCACCCAGCGGGGTCGTCTGCGTTGTCCTGTAGCTGGCCGTCGTAGTACGACTCGACCAGCTCCCGCAGAGAGTCGAAGTCCTCCTTGTAGTACTCGCAGGTGGCGTAGCGACGCCTAAAGGTGTCAGCGCAGCCGACGGCGTGGACATGGAACGGGGGCTCGTCGGGTCCGTGCCCGTTCGGGCCAAAGATGGCGAGAGCGGTCATCATGCCTCCTCGAAGAAGGGGCGGACGAGGCGCACCAGCGCCTCGAGCAGTTCGCCCTCGTCGACGCTGTCGACCGTGCCGATGGCGTCGTAGTGGGCGAACACGTCGCGGATGGAGTCCAGGCGCTCGTCGAGCAGCTGGCTCGGCGTTGGCTCGTCGAGGCCCGTCTCATCGTTCGGCAGGACGTCGTACGAGGGCAGGATGGCCGAGTCGCAGTACGACCCGCCCCATGAGGCGCTGATGGTGCCGTCGTCCTCGACCCAGATGCACGGGTCGAAGCGGCTGGCGTAGCGGGCTGGTTCGGTGGGTGGCTCGAAGCTCATGACCACTCGATCCTCTCGGGCGTGGCGTAGACCTGGCCGTCGTAGCCCACGACGTACTCGAAGGCGCCCGTCTCGCCGTACGAGCTATGCCCGTCGGTCGGGCAGAACCAGCTGCCGTCCTCGAACTCGAGGTCGCCCTCGACCCGCAGGATCCCTGGCTCATGGACCTGGCCTGACACGTTGCGGGGCAGCTTGGGCAGGTTGCGAGCGGCCTCGGCCGCCCTCTGCTCGGCGGCGTGCAGCGCCGCCATGGCGGCGGCGAACTCCTGTCGCCGCTGTGTGTTGCTCTTGCTCATGTTCTTCTTCCTCTCTCTGTTTCCAGTGGAAACGGTTGCGATTGTCTGACTGTAGATCAGGCTACACAGTGACGACGAAGCCTGATTTGCCGACGAGCGAGCGGGCCTTGCCCTTCGCCGAGAGGTCGCCGATGGCGCCGTCGGTGAAGATCCACTCGTCGGTGGCGTCGGCGTCCATTAGGTGCGGCGTGTCGTCGCCGCCCTCGCTGTACTCCCACTCGCCGAGCTTGATCGCGTCCGCCACGGGCTCACCCTTCTTGCGGGACGTGACCACGGCCACGGAGCCGCCAGCCACGATGAACTCCTCGATGGCGTCGGGGTCGCTCTTCTCGTTCCAGCTGTACGCCACCCGATAGTGCGTGCCGAGCCAGCCGTTGGTGTCCAGCACTTCGGGCCGCTTGCTGTAGCCGTAGCTGGTGACGCCGTCGATGTGGCCGTTCACCAGCGAGGGCAGCAGGCGCTCCCAGGCGACGTCGCTGTTCACGTTGGGGCGGAACAGGATCTTGCCGTGCTTCTTGACGGCCATCGCAAGCTCGTAGCCGAGCAGGGTGGCGAACTCCCTCGGGTACTCCACCAGGAACTCGGTCTTCGCACGGCGAGCCAGCTGCACCCTGCTGTAGCGGCCCATGCCGTTGTCCAGCACGCACACCTTGACGCAGTCGCCAGCGAACGGGCAGGCGTTCACCGTCAGCCCCGTCGACAGCTTCTGCACGTAGTGCTGGATGGTCAGCCCGAAGCTGGGTGTGGTCGCCTTGTCCAGCTTCATGTTGGCATCGGGCGGCGTGAGCAGCGGGATGCGAGTCTTGGCAGGGGCGAAGCCGTAGCGCTCACGCACCTCGCCGAAGAGGGCGTAGGCGTCGCCGATGGAGCGCCAGCGGGCGCCCGCCGCGGCGCCGAGGTGGAAGCGGATCTCCATGTCGGCGGCGTAGGGCTCGAGCAGTTCGGTCAGTTCTTTCATGTGTTCCTCTCTGTTTCCGTTGGAAACGCTGACCGTAGGTCAGGGTTTGATGATGATCTCGACGATGCGCAGGCGGTCGGCGGTCAGTTCGGGGCGTGGCTCGCCGTACCAGAAGTTGCGGTCGCCACGAACCTCGCCCTCGGGCTCGACCTTGAGCACAACGGGCGGGCCGAGGATGGTGTCCACCTGCTCGGGGGCGAGCCGCCAGGTGCGGTCATGGCTGGACTTCGCCCACTGCCAGGCGCAGTCGATTGACGTGTCGCAGCCGCCCCAGGCGTAGAGCGTGGAGTCGAACGCTCCTGCCGTGAAGTAGGCCCGCGTCTTGTCGCTGATCGAGAAGTTCGGCTCGTGCGACGGGTTCTGCTGCTTGACCTCGTCCGAGGGCAGGATGTAGTCGCCGACCTTGAAGTGACCACGGGTGCCGTGGTATCCGAACGTGGGATCGATCAGGCCCTTGTCGGCCGCTTCGGCCACGGCCTCGTCCAGGGTGAACGTCATCTCTCTTCCTCTCTGTGTGGTCTGACCGTAGGTCAGGGTTCAGTCGTCGTTTCCTCTGGAAACGCCAGGCGGATGCCGAACGCTTCCCAGGCGAAGTCGGTCATGGCTTGCCGTGTGGCGTCCACGTCGACGATCAGGGTGCCACCTGTGATGGCGTGGAGGGCTCGCTCGACGAGGGCGAGCCAGATGCGGACGATCATGGTTCGTCGTCCTTGCAGGTTGGGCAGCACCCCTCGTGGACGTCAGGCCCGCAGTCGCCGTACAGGGCGCACTCGGCGTCCACGTCCCGTGCAGCGGGACAGCGGGGGTCGTGGTTGGTGTGTGGCTCGTCGCCGTCGTCGATGGGCTCCCAGCACACGAAGCAGGGGTCGTAGGCGCTCATGAGCCGTTTCCAGTGGAAACGTAGGACGGGTACAGGCCCGACAGCAGGCGGCCCACCTGGTAGTCGACCAGGTAGTCCAGGCGGTCACGGCCGTCGGCCTCGACACGGGCCACGACCCACTCCGTGATGCGGGAGGCGTCGATGACCTGCGGGCGCTCGCAGCCCCAGCAGAAGTCGATGGTGGAGCTGATCCGCCCGACGATCGGGTGGTAGCTGTAGGCCTCAGCCCTGGCGGGCATGAGGATGAGTGCGTGCGGCATGGTTCTCTCTCTCTTCCTCGTTTCCAGTGGAAACGCTGCTGGCACCACGGCACAGTCGGCCGAGGATCAGGGCGACGGGGATCGACAGGGCGACCCAGGCGAGCAGGATGGCGACGACGATCACTCGGTGCCCTCCCACGGTGCGAGGACGGTGCCCTGCTGCTCGTCCCAGACGAGCACCCAGCGCTTGCCGTCGTCGTCGACGGTCTTGTAGGCGTGCTCGACGTCACGCCACGGCCACACCGTGCGTGGCTGCTGGCCCGTGATGCCCCTCATTGCCAGATGCCGATCAGGTTCTCGGGGCGGAACTTGAGCAGGCGGCCCGAGCGGTCCATGCGGACATGGACGAGCTTGCTGCCGATGACGACGATCTCGCCGAAGCGGTCGCCCATCATCCACGCATCGGTGGCGGGGTGGGCCTGGACTCGGTTGCCGACCGTCCATGCGGTCGTGCAGGGCTTGAAGGCCATCGTAGGCCATCCTCTCTGTGTGTGGGTGCCCCGATTGTAGGACAGGGTGTGGTCGGTGCCTCACCGTTTCCAGTGGAAACGTGGGCTCAGTCGACGTGCTGAGGCAGGGACGCCAGCAGCTGCTGGTGCTCCCATCTGACCCGCTCAGCCTCGACGATGGCCGTGTGGCACTCGTCGACGAGGGCGGTCACGTCGTAGGCGTCGGCCAGGCGGCAGGCGGAGCGCTTGACGGTGTAGTACTGGATGCGGCGGCCATCGGAGCCACGCATGGCGATGGGGAACTCGAGCGTGACGAACCCGACGTCATCGCCGTAGTCCATCTCGTCGGCGTTGTCGCCCTCGTCGCCGATCACTCGGCCGACGTGGTCGGTGTACGGGTCGTCGGGCCTGGCGTAGACGAGCCAGGTGCCCAGCGGGGTCGTGGTCATCGGTGTGATCCTCTCACTCAGCGTTTCCGTTGGAAACGGTCAGACGAACTGCGCACCGATGACGCCGCGGCGGGCGGCCAGTGCGTACGGGTCGTCCAGGTAGGCGAAGTTGCGCTTCGCCTCGTCGTACTCGTCGAGGGCACGGTCGATCAGATCGAGGATCTTGTCGACGGTGGATGGCTTGCGCTCGCCCATGGCGGGCCCCTTTCTCTCGTTGGGCGTTTCCAGTGGAAACGCTGCTGGCGACCGAATGGCCCCATGGCCTGCCACCGCCGAAGCGGTGACAGGGCGATGGTGTCACTGATCATAGGTCAGGGTTCAGGCGGCCACCAACTCACGGTCGACCAGGATGGCGGCCACGGCCGTGGCCAGGGCGGCCACATCGGCGGTGTCGAGCTTGAGCAGGGCGGCCAACGGGTCGTCGAGGTCGATCTTGACGATGCGCCGAGGATCGGCCGTGCCAGCCGTCTCGCCCTCGGGCTCGCCCTCGTCGTTTCCGTCGGAAACGGTGGGCGTCTCCGCCGTCTGCTTGAGCAGGTTGTAGCCCTCAGTCCAGCCCGAGCCCATGCCAGCGGCCTTGACGTCCGCCACGCACTTGGCGGCGTCGGTGCCCCAATGCTTGAACATCGTGTGGCACTTCGAGAGCGTGCCCTTGCTGACGTCGCCGTCCAGGGCGTCCGCCAAGGCCTGCAGCGACCCATCCCACTGTGAGACGTACTCGCCGATCTCCAATGCGTTCTGCACGCTGCGGGTCACCCGAGTGCGGATGCCAGCGATGACCTGGTTGTTGTTCATGATGGTTCTGTCTCCTATCTGCTGTTTCCGATGGAAACGCTGCCCGACTGTCGGGCATGGTTCGCACACCCCGAATCGAACGGGGTTCTCTCACCAGAGTGCGAGCGGGACTCACCTGACAACCTGACCCCTTACGGGGTGAGTCAGACCCTCACGACGGTCGGGACACACCTAGCAATCTTTCAGCTAGACCCTCGTACCGTGCGGTTCGTTTGATCGAACGATGATCACTGTAAACCCTGCCCTTCACCCTGTCAAGAGGTTTCGAGGAAATTTCTGAGATTTCAGCATAACCCCTGGTCACCCCTCACGTTTCACCTAGAAACGCACCTCACGCCTAACCCAACTATGGGCTAGCAGAGTGTGGACGCCAATCCTCGCATCATCCCTACGATCCCCCCCCAATATGAACCATGCGACAGCAGGGCTAGGCTCCGAACAGTAGCTAGCGCCGTGCTAGCTACAGCAAGCACACGCATGTCCATCCATGATGATGCATGATCATCGATGATGCGCGCGTTTGCCCTGGTCTGCGGTTTGAACGAACGTTCTAATCGCGCGCGCGAGCGTCGGTCGCGGCCGCCATGGGGGGGGTGTGGGGGGGTGGGGGGGTAGAGAGAGAAAGGATTCCCTGGATCGGTACTTCCCGATGTCTTTTCGATATCTGTTGTGGGGGGCCCCATTTGGCTTGGGAGTCCCGTTTCCTTGTACGTGTATTTGGGCTCGAGGGGTTGTGGTCGCCTCTTCGCCCTGCTCAGGATGTGCGTCCCAGGTTCTGCGGGGGGTGGTGCGGGACGTTTGGGGAGGGGGATAGGGGGTGGGGGTTCAGGAGCATCACCAGCGCGGAGCCCCCAGCGAAGCGCTGGGGATCTTAGATGCGGGAGACGATCGTCGCCTCAGCCTGTCGGCTTCGGCGACGTGGGCGCCCAGTGGTTGCGAGCAGGCGCAGTCTCCTGACGGAGCCTGCGAGCTATAGGGGGGGCCTCGCGATTTTGCGTCCACACTCCTCCGAGCTGCTCAGGGGACGTTCGGACCTGTAGGGCGTGGAAGATCCTCGTAAGCAGCGGCTGCTGGATTGGCTTGTCACGCTTCCTGCGGAGCGCCAGCCGCGCACCAAGGGGGAGCTGGCTGCGGAGCTGGGTGTGGCGCCGCGGACGCTTCGGGATTGGCAGGCTGCTGAGGACTTCCGCACCGAGCAGCACGAGCTGGCGATGCAGGTGTCGGGTGGGGTCGAGAAGACCCAGATGATCCTGGCCGCTCTCGAGGCGCAGGCGCTGGACGCGCTGTCGCCGAAGCAGGTGCAGGCAGCGAAGCTGTGGGCCGAGTGGACGGGTGCGCTCGTCCCGAAGGCGTCTGGCCAGGCGAAGGCGGCTCCTGGTGGCGCCGCGAAGCGGGCCCGCGACCTGACCGATGAGGAGCTGGAGACGCTGGCCGCCCAGCGGGCGGGCGACATGCTGGCTGAGCGCAGGGTCGCCCGTGGCGCGTGATCTGTCGGCGATCGGCGGCCTGACGCTGCCGCTTCGCCGTGCGCTGCAGGACCTGTCGCGACGCATCGGCGAGGTGAAGGAGGCGTTCGACGCCTGGGTGACCGAGCACACGGCGGGGCCCTGGACGGACGTCACCTTCCAGAACTCCTGGGTGAACTACGACTCGCCTGGCGCTGGCGCCCGCAACGTCCAGTACCGCGAGGTCGGCGACGTCTACGAGCTGCGCGGCGTCATGAAGAACGGGACGATGACGGCGACGGCCTTCACGCTGCCCGAAGGCCCGCCGATCGCCAACCAGTCGTTCGTCGTCGACTCGAACGGCGCCTTCGGCAACGTCCAGGTCTTCGCCAACGGCGAGGTGCGGCCGCAGGTCGGCAACAACGTCTACGTCTACGTCGACGGCATCCGTTTCTCGGTGACCGCCTGATGGTCGACGACTTCGACGAGTTTCTGCTCGAGATCGAGTGGCGCAAGTGCCGTGTCCCCGACTGGGACAAGGCGACGCTGGAAGAGAAGGCTTCCGCCTTCGAGTACTTCTGCCGCAACTACTGGTACATCCGCCACCCGAAGGGCAAGCGTCTCTTCGATTTGTACGACGCCCAGGCGGAGACGATTCGCATTTGGCTGGCCGAGCGCTACTCGGTTGCTTTGAAGGCCCGCCAGATCGGCTTCTCCACTTTGATCGCGGCGTACGCCTTCTGGCTCACCTTCTTCTTCGACGACCGCGTCATCATCATGATTTCGAAGACGGAGCGGCACTCGGCGAAGCTGCTCGGCCACTCCAAGTACGGCTACCGCTTCATGCCGAAGTGGATGCAGCAGCGCGGCCCCATCTTGGAGACGAAGACGCAGACCAAGATGGCGTTCACCAACGAGTCGTCGATCGAGTCGCTGCCGTCGGCCAGCGAGCCTGGCCGCGGCGACACCGCCTTCCTGGCGATCATCGACGAGATCGGCTTCCTCCCGAACAGCGAGGAGGCCTACGCGGCCGTCGAGCCTGTCGCCGAGGTCGGCGGCTCGCTCATCATGCTCGGCACCGCCAACGGTGAGGGCAACCTGCTCCACAAGCTGTGGCTCGGGTCGCAGGGGCTCGGCAGCGAGTACAGCCAGTACAAGGGGATCTTCCACGGCTGGTGGGCCAGCGGGCGCACCCAGGACTGGTACGACCACAAGTCGGACATCACCCCTGCCTGGCAGATGGCGCAGGAGTACCCCGACAACCCCGAGGAAGCCTTCCTCAAGTCGGGCCGCCCCGTGTTCGACCTCGACGTGGTGCGGGCCATTCCGACCGCCCCGCCCATCCTGCGCGGCACCCTCTGGGAGAAGCCAGGCGAAGGGATCGTGCTGCGGGACCACGACAACGGCGCACTCCGCGTGTGGTCGCCCCCTCAGCCGAAGCGGCGCTACGTCATCGGCGCAGACGTCGCCGAGGGCCTCGAGCACGGCGACTTCTCCTGCGCCCAGGTGATCGACGTGGCGACGGGCCACGTCGTCGCGATCTGGCACGGGCACGTCGACGCCGACCTGTTCGGCTCGGACGTCCTCAACCTGCTGGGCCGCTGGTACAACGTGGCGCTCCTCGGCGTCGAGATCAACAACCACGGTCTGACCACCGCCAAGGCCCTGCAGCGGGCCAGCTACCGCAACCTGTACTACCAGGTGCGGCTCGGCCAGAAGTGGGAGGCGAAGACGGAGAACCTCGGCTGGCGCACGAGCGCCGTGTCGAAGCCGTACATGATCGACGAGCTGGCCAAGGCGCTGCGCGGCGGTCCCGCTGTTGACGAGTGGGACGAGGAGCTGGGCGAGTTCATCGCCGACCCCGACAAGTCCCCGCGCGGGCCCGACGCGTTGGTCGTGCCCGACGCCGAAACGATCGCCGAACTCAAGACGTACACCCGCGACGAGAAGGGGCGGACGTCGGGCTCGCCACACGACGACCGCACGATGGCGCTCGCCATCGCCGTCGAGATGATCAAGCACTCGTACCTGCCTCAGTATCGGGTCAAGGACGAGCCTGGGCCAGGGACGATGGGCTTCCTCGAGAAGATGCTCTACGCCGAAGAGAAGAAGAAGCCGAACGCGATGGGGGCGTTCTGCGTTCGGGCCAACGGCAGGGGGACGGTTTCGCCTTTCAGGCGATGACCGCTTGCACCGATTGCGGACGGGAGCACGACCGCGACGCGGCCCTGTGCTTCCGCTGCCACCTCCAGACGATCCGCTTCGGCTTCCAGGGCGGAGGCGGCTACGGCCGCCAGAACTTCCACGAGCGCACCAACAAGGAAGTTGCGGACGAGCACTACCGCAACGCCAAGAACACGGGGGTCGTCGTCGAGCCCGTAGGGAAGCGCTGGGTGTGACGTGGAGGTCGTCCTCGCCGCGTTGATCGCTGGCCTGTTCGGCGTAGGCGGACCCATCGCCTACTTCCTGAGCCGCCTCGACAAGCGCAACACGTCGCAGCACGGCGAGAACCTCGGCGCGATGCGGGAGCTGCAGGTCGAGATGCGCGAGACGCGCGTCGCCGTAGAGCGCGTCGACCAGAAGGTCGACCTCGCTGCTGAGCGCCTCTCCGAGCACCTCGCCTTCCACGCCCATCAGGCGCCCACACCGTCCGTCCAGACCGTCGTCGTCACCCCCCAGAAGGAGCACGCAGCGTGAACAAGGTCCGAGAGTCCTGGGCCCGCGCCCTCGTCGTCATCAAGGCCGCTCCGACGTGGCTGACGATGGTCGCCACCGTCGTGACGATCGTGTCGACGAGCGTCGGGATCCCCGTCGTGGCGTCGGTCGGCGCGTCCATCGCCGCCGCCCTGACGACCGCGGTGCTCATCATCCGTCGGGTCACCCCTGTCCTGCCTGACGAGCGCGGCATCCTGCCGCCAGCCGCCTGATGGCCCCTCCTTCGCACAAGCATCAGCTCGAGCGGATCCAGTCGGAGCTGGCCCGCTCCAAGCGTTGGCGTCGGGACGAAGGCTACGACGACCTGTGGCACCGCATGGTCGACCTGTACCGCGGCAAGCACCTCAACTTCCTCGGAGCCGAGGACAAGATGGTGGTCAACGTTGCGTTCGCGACGAAGAACATCATCGCTCCGTCGGTCGCGGTGAACAACCCGAAGTTCACGGTCGAGCCGCGCAAGCCCGAGACGGCCCCGCAGGCCGTCCACGCGCAGGAGCTGCTCAACTACATCTGGCGCTCGAACAAGTACAAGAGGCCGTTCCGTCGCGCCGTCGACGACTTCCTCATCTGCGGCCACGGCTTCCTCAAGGTCGGCTACAAGTTCGTCAAGGAAGAGGTCACCTTCGGTGGCACGGGCGACTACGGCGATGACGGCGAGGGCGTCGCTGACCGCGACCCGCAGATGCCAGGCAACGTCGAGTCCGAGGTTCGTGTCGTCGATGACCGCCCGTTCGTGGAGCGGATCTCGCCGTTCGACATGTTCGTCGACCCCGACGCCCGCAACATGGAGGAGATCCGCTGGATCTGCCAGCGCGTCCGTCGGCCTGTCGCCGACGTGCGCGTCGACGAGCGGTACAACGCGAAGGTCCGCAAGAACGTCTCCCCGACGATGCGCAGCCGCTTCGATGACGAGGACTCGCGCGGTGGCACCCACGGTGTCGACGGCACGAACGTCCCAGGCTCGGCGGACAACGGCTTCGTCGACGTGTGGGAGTGGTACGACGTCAAGCGCCACACGATGTGTGTGTTCGCCGACTCGTCGGTCGACGGCTTCCTGATCGCGCCGCGGCGCATGGACTACAGCTTCGGCCACCCGTTCCTCATGCTGCGCAACTACGAGGTGCCCGACTTCTTCTACCCGCTCGGCGAGCTGGAGGCGATGGAGCCCCTGCAGTACGAGCTGAACGAGACGCGCACCCAGATGTTCAACCACCGCAAGCGGTTCGCCCGCAAGTGGCTGTACGACGAGGATGCGTTCGACGACAAGGGCCTGGCGGCCCTCGAGTCGGACGAGGACAACACGATGGTCCCCGTCCTCCCTGGGCACAAGCTGGCCGAGTCGATCGCGCCGATGCCCGCCGAGGGCACCCCGCCCGAGTTCTACAACCAGTCGGACCTCATCCAGTCGGACATCGACAACGTCACGGCCACCTCGGACTATGCCCGAGGCAACCTGCCTGAGATCCGTCGCACCGCCACCGAGGCGGCGATGATCCAGGACGCCAGCAACGCCCGCGCCGCGGACAAGCTGGCGCTGATCGAGGAGTTCCTCTCCGAGGTCGGCATGCGGATCGTGCAGCTGTGCCAGCAGTTCATGACGGGCGACCTCGTCTACCGCGTCGTCGGCATGACGGGCATGGAGCAGACCTGGGTTGTGGGCGACCCGTCGTGGATCCAGGGCGAGTTCGACTTCGAGGTCGAGGGCGGCTCGACGCAGCCGCGCAACGAGAGCTTCCGCCGTCAGGCCGTGAACCAGCTGGTCGACGCGATCGCGCCGTTCGTCGGCGCGGGCGTGATCGACATGAGCCAGCTCGCGATGCACGTTCTCCACGAGTTCGGTGTGCGTCAGCCCGAGAAGTTCATCATGCAGATGGCCCCGCCTGGGATGCCTGGGATGCCGCCTGGGGCGCCTGGCGCCCCGCCGATGGACCCTGGCGCGATGCCGCCAGAGCAGACCGTCCCAGCCGCCTAACGGGAGTCGGGGAACGTTCCCGCCATTGAGGTGACGGAACAACCCCCGAAAGGACTCCCGAACCCCAATGCCAGAAGACGGCACCGAGATCGTTGCAGACGCACCGATCTCAGATGCGACCGAGGCCCCCACTGCCCCCGCCGAGAGCGGACAAGGCGCAGAGCCAGAGGTCACCCCCGAGCCCTCCTACCTCCCCACCGACGACTACGCGAGCCACCTGGTCCGCGTCAAGGTGGATGGCGAAGAGGTCGAAGTACCACTCGCGGAGGCCATCAGCGGTTACAGCCGCCAGGCCGACTACACCCGCAAGGCCCAGGCTGTCGCTCAGCAGCGCCAGGAGGCGGAATACGCCCTCACGGTGTTGCAGGCGCTCGACCAGGATTTCGATGGAACCATCGACCTCCTGCGGCGCCAGTACGAGCAGCAGGCCCCGCAGGTGCAGGAAGAGTGGCCCGAAGACCCCTACGAGCGGGCCCGCATGGAAATCCTCGGTGAGGTCCAGCAGCAGCTGGCCCCCATCACCCAGGACTACGCGCGGCGCCAGCTGCAGGAAACGCTCGGAACCCTCCAAAACCGTTACGGCTCGGACTTCGAGCCGCAGGCGGTGGTGAACGAAGCGCTTCGGCGCGGTCACCGCGACCCGAGCCAGTTGGAGCAGGTCTACAAGGAGATGGCGTTCGACCGCATCTTCGCCCGTCAGCGGGCGGAAGCGGACCTCACGGCCCAGCAGGCCGCCGAGGTCGCGCAGCGGGAGGCAGCCAAGTCCCAGATCGTCTCGCACAGCCCGCAGGCCGCATCGACTGCCGCAGCGCCGACTTCGACGCCTCAGTCCGTCCGAGAGAGCTTCCTGCTCGCCAAGCAACAGCTTGGCATGAGCTGACGCTCCCCCCGTCTCCCTGAAAGGGATTCCTCGCCATGTCCAACGTCAACTACGACTCGCTTCTGGCCACCACGCTGGCCAACCACGCCCCGAAGCTCGTCGACAACATCTTCCAGAGCCGCGTGCTCCTGTGGTGGCTCACCGAGAAGAACAAGGTCGACAAGAAGGGCGGCGGTCACAAGATCGTCACCCCGCTCATCTACGCCCAGGGGTCGGCTGGCTCCTACGGCGAGTGGGACGCCATCACCATCGCTCCTCAGGACGGCCTGACGGCCGCCGAGTTCGCGTGGAAGCAGCTGCAGGCTGGCATCGCCATCTCGGGCCTCGAAGAGGCCCAGAACAGCGGTGACGAGGCTGTCATCAACCTGCTCGAGGCCAAGGTCATGCAGGCCGAGGAGACTCTCAAGGAGAGCCTCAACGTCATGCTGTTCGGCGACGGCACGGGCAACTCGTCGAAGGACTTCGGCGGCCTGGCCCTCCTGGTCAACGACGAGTCGGGTTCGCTCGACACCGTCGGCGGGATCAACTGCGCCACCGCTGGCAACGAGTACTGGCGGTCGACCGTCCTCGACAAGACGGCCGTCGTGCTCGCCAACGTCGACACGCAGGCCTGGTTCACCAACGCCACCAACTCGTCGTCGAAGGGCAACGACGTCACCGACGGCATCTTCACCTCGCAGCTCGTCTTCGAGCTGCACGAGGCGTCGCTGCTGCCGCAGGCTCGCTTCGTCAACAAGACCGCGGTCGACGCGGGCTTCACCAACCTGCTGCACAAGGGCTGCCCCATCTACTGGGACTTCGAGGCCCCTGCTGGGACGGCCTTCGGCCTGAACAGCAAGTACATCAAGCTGGTGGGCCACAAGGACCGCTGGTTCAAGCAGTCGCCGTTCAGCCAGGGCCTGTCCTCGGCCACGGGTGGCAACGGCACGGTCGTGGACGCCCGCTACGCCCTGATCACCACGTACGGCAACCTGACGGTGTCGAACCGCAAGCGCCAGTGGAAGATCCACAACATCGCGACGTCCTGATCGCACCCTGACCTACGGTCAGAAGAAGGGCGGGGGTTTCGGCCCCCGCCCTTCGCCATTCCTGGGGGACGTTTCCACCTACAGGTGATGAGAGACATCGTTGCCGCGCCCGAGATCGGCTTCTGGGGCGAACCCGCCCAGGACACCTCCCCCGCCAACGGCGCCGCCGCTGGCTTCGAGGTCGCCATGTCGGACAGCCCCGCCCCCTACGTGGATCGGCGCAAGGGCTTCTGCTCGGGCTTCAAGGACGACGGCTCCAAGTGCGGCGCCCGTCGGATGACCGACGGCCTGCTGTGCGTCGGCCACCAGAGGTCGGCCGACAACGAGAACAGCCGCCACGAACCGTTCCCACCCACCCTCGTCTGACGGGAGAGCTGATTGAACAAGCAGGAGCTGCGAGACGCAGTCCGCGCTCAGCTCGAGGTCGACGACGAAGAGCTGCCTGATTCGCGACTGGACCTGTACCTCGCCGACGCTTTCCAGCGCACCATTCAGCAGGAGCGCAAGTGGCCATTCCTCGAGATGGAGTGGACCCTTGGGATCCCTGAGGGTGAGCCCGAGACGATCCCCGCCGACCTGGCGGGCATCGACCACGTCTACATGGTTGGGCAGGATCAGCTGCGCTTCCTCGACCACGGCTTCGCCGAGGAGAACTACGGCCGCGACGGCAGCGTCGGGCACAGCCGCTTCTACAGTGTCCGCAACGGCAAGGTCTACCTGTGGCCCGCGCCGTTCGAGGACGACGTCGAGCTGCTGATCACGGGCTGGCGGAAGCCGACCGACTTCTTCACCGCTGACGCGGGCGCCGAGCCCGACTGCGACTCGCGCCTCCACATCCCCCTCATCTGGGCCGCCTGCGCACTGGCGCAGCTCGCCAACGAAGACGAGGTGCTTGACCAGAGCTACGTCCAGAAGTGGGAGCAGGGTGTGGTCGCCGCTCGGAACGACATCATGCGGCCCGACCCTGCGCGGGCCCGCATCCTGCACGGCGGCATCGCCAAGATCCGCACCCGCTACGGCGGCTGGATGCCGTCGCTCTGATGGCTGCCAACCGTCTGCAGACCCTCAACGTCGGCGACTTCCGAGGCGGCATCAACCTGCGTGCCGACGCGTTCCAGCTCGCCGAGAACGAGGTGCAGCTCTGCCTCAACGTGGAGATCGACGCCCGCGGCGGCTTCCGCAGCCGCAAGGGCTGGGAGCAGTGGGGCGACACGTCGGGCGAGCCCGACTGGGATCCGCGCGCCATGTGCGCCCAGGTGTTCGGCACGACCGAGAAGGTGATGGTCGCCAACAAGGCTTCGTACACGGGCGGCGGTGCCACGAAGGGCACCGTGCTCGAGAGCGACGACGGCACGTTCACGCCGATCCTGGTTGGCGCCAACCCGCTGGTGTGCGGCGCCGAGCCACACATGGCCGACTTCGCCCAATGGGGCGACCTCGTCTACATCGCCTGCGGCCATGACGAGCAGACGGCGAAGTGGACGGGCACGGGGGCGGCCACACTCGCCACGGCTGCCGCGGCCGCAAACTGGTCCCCCGACTACACGGCGCCTGGCACGGCGGTGTTCCCGAAGGCGGACATCGTCGCGACCCACTTCGGCTACATGTTCGCCGCGTCGACGAACGAGGACTCGACGGACTACCCGCACAGGGTGCGCTGGTCCCACCCCAACGACCCTGAGCATTGGGCGGAGCTGGACCGCCTCGACATCCGCACGGGCGGCTCGCGCATCACTGCGCTCGTGTCGTTCGCTGACCATCTCCTGATCTTCAAGACGGACTCGATCTGGCGTCTCGACGGCTACGACTCGGACTCGTTCCAGCTGTCCAACGTGTCGCTGCGCCTGGGCGCGCCGCACCGCCAGGCGGTCGCGGTGGCGGAGGATCGGGTGTACTTCTTCTCATACCCCCACGGGGTGTACGAGTACGCCGAGTCGGGCCTCTTCGAGGTGTCGGAGCAGCTGCGCCCTGGCATCACGTCGGACGGCTTCAACGGCGCAGCGCTGAACAACGTCTGGCTGGCCTACGTCGGCCAGCGGCTCTGGGCGAACGTCCCGTTCTCGCTGACGACCAGCCCGTCGGACGCGTACACGTCGCTCGTGTTGGACCGCACCCTGTCGGAGCGCGGCTCCTGGGTGGCGTTCCGTGGGGCGGGCGACGTCACCGTCGGCCCGATGGTGGAGACGCTCACCTCGGATCAGGTCTACGCCGCGGTTCGCGGCCTCGAGACGGTGGTGGCGCTCGAGGCGCTCGAGGACGCCGTCGACGATCTCGCGGGGACCGAGACGGCGTTCGTCTCGTACCTGGAGACGCGCTGGTTCGACGCTGGCTGGCCGACGCGGAAGAAGTCGTGGCGGCGCCCCGACTTCATCGTGAAGGACACCGAGTCCACGCACATCATCCAGGTCGGAGTCTTCCAGGACTTCGACGAGTCCACGCCGAAGAAGGCCTTCCCTCTCAACATCCCTCAGCGCACGTCGGGGTTCGTCTGGGACGACTTCGTCTGGGATGACGGCTCCCTGTGGGGCGGTCAGGTCGCTGGCTCCCGCCCAATCCGCGGCAACGCCTTCGGGCTTTGCAGCTCTGTCCGCCTCCGCTTCGACGGGCCCAGCGGCCTGCGCTGGGGCGTGGACGCGTTCGTTCTCAAGTACATCCTCAAGAGGTTGAAGTGACCACTCTCAACATTCCGAACACGATCACTGCGGGGCAGCCTGGCGAGGCCGCGAAGGTTCAGCAGAACTTCGACGCGATCGAGACGTTCGCCAACACGGACCTGATCAACCGCGACGGTTCCGTCGCGATGCAGCAGCCGCTGACCGTGGTCACCCCGACCACGGCGACGCACGCCGCGTCGAAGGGCTATGTCGACGGGCTCTGGAAGCCAGGCATGGGCATGATCTGGTACGGCGCCACCGCCCCGACGGGGTGGCTGCTCTGCCAGGGCCAGTCGCTGTCGCGCACCGAGTACGCCGCCCTCTTCGCCGAGATCGGCACCACCTGGGGCAGTGTGGACGCCAACTCGTTCACGCTCCCTGACCTGCGCGAGAAGGTCGGGGTGGGCTACAAGAGCGGCAGCACGTTCGCTGGGACGCTCGGCGTGTCGGGCGGCGCCGCTGACGCCGTGGTGGTGTCTCACGGCCACACCATGGGCAGCCACACCCACACGGGCGTCGACCACTTGCACGGCCTGGGCGGGTCCACGGGTGGCCAGTCGGCCAGCCACACGCACCCCGCGGCCGAAGGCAACTTCGTCGTGGCGACCATCAACCCGTCGGGCGTACTCGGCAACGGTGGCACCCAGATCATCCAGGCGAACCACCACGCATCGACGGGCGCCGCCTCCAACGACCACGTTCACGCCCTGCCCGCGACCACTGGCGCCGCTGACCGTTCCCTCACCACTGGCGGCCCGTCGACGAACTCGACGTCGACCGATGGCGTGTCGGGCACCAACAAGAACCTGCAGCCGTTCGCCACCGTCAACTACATCATCAAGACCTGAGGCACCGATGCCTGTTGATACCTCCCAGTTTGAGCGCCGCCGTCGCGGGATCGACGACGACTACGCAGCGAAGCGCACCGCCAACGAGTTCGGTCGGTTCACGTCGCAGCAGCGGTTCCACCGCGACTACGGCGCGTTCACTCGCGACTTCCAGCGGCGCTTCCCGAACTTCAACGCTGGCTTCGGCCGTCGGGGCCTGACGGGCCCCAACGTCCAGTCGGGTGTTCATCAGCGGGCGATGCAGGACTTCGTGGGCGACCACACCCGCCAGGGTGCCGAGAGGCAGCAGGACTTCCAGTCCGAGCAGACCCAGTTCGATCAGTCCGCCGCTTCGTTCGAGGCGGCACGTCAGCGTGCGTTGGCGGATCTCGAGGCGGAGAAGGCGGCCGCGATGGCCCAGGCCGCGCTCGAGATCCAGGGCCTGCGCCCCCTCTTCTAAGGAGTAGTCATGCCCGTACAGACCGATGACGGCCCTCGCCCAGGGCGAGTCCCGAACCGCCAGCGCGCCCAGGCGGCGCGCAACGAACTTGCCCGCCCCACCCGCGAGCGTCTGGCGGCTGAGAGCCGTGCTCTCGGCCAGCCCGTGAAGCTGTACGACCTGATTCGTCAGGGTTCGCCGTTCCACCAGAACCAGTACAACAGGCCACAGGCGGCGCCGCAGGCTGCCGCGCGCCAGTCGTCGAGCGGCTCGAGCGGCCGCGGCCGCAGCTACGGCGGCGGTGGCGGTGGCGGGGCTCCCGCCGTCGACCCGAAGGCTGTCGCTCTCGACCAGCTGCGCTACCTGATCGATCTGGCGAAGTCGCCGATGTACACGCACACCCCCGATGACGTTCTGCGCGGGAAGGTGACGACCGCTGGCGCCAACGACAAGGCGTACGCCGCGAAGACGTACGGCGACGCTCGCACCGCGGTCGACTCGATCAACGCCACGAACCCGTTCGCCGCGCTGCAGGCGCGGGCAGCCCAGACGGCCCCCACGCACAGTGCGCTCCTGCGCGCTCAGGGAGGGGACGCTTCCGCCTATCAGTCGGAGGTGGATTCGCTGAACCAGATGGCACAGCTGATGGCGTCGAACTGGCAGAACGCCTTCGACTCGCAGGAGGCCAACTTCACTCGTGGCGCCCAGTCGCAGCAGTCGGAGCTGGCTCAGGCTGCGGCGTTCTCCGAGCGGGAGATTGACGCGGCGACCCGCGGCATGCTCGGCCAGGTGGACGCGAAGGATGCCGCCGACAAGACCGCGAAGCAGCAGGCGCTTCTGCAGCTGCTGCTCCAGATGACCAACATCGCTGCCCCTGTGGGGCTGAGCCTGCCGACCATGGAACAGGTCGGACTGGCGTAAGGAGACACCATGTCGTTCGAAGATCCGCTGGCGGGCCTCGACCCGTTCAGCATCATGATGATGTTGGGGATGGGCAACGTCCCGTCGCTGCCGTCCGCGCAGGACAAGTACGGCAACGAGGAGCCGTACGACCTCGACCAGTACGCGAAGCAGGGCAACGCTCTGCAGGACGACTTCGACATGATGCTGGATCCCTCCATGGGCCTGATGGGCCTGGCGCTGGGCATGCCGACGTTCGACTCGATGACGACGGTGCAGCCGCAGGAGATCGAGCCACCGCCGATGCGGTGGACTCCGACCATCGATCGGTTGAAGGCGAACCCGAACACGGCCTGGATCGCCGAGCAGATCGAGGGCGGCGGAACCATCCTCGACATCAACCAGCAGATCCGCCAGGGCGTGACCGAGAAGCGGCTCACCGAGGAGGACGCGGCCGACATGCAGTCGGTCGCCGAGCAGGCGATGGGCGAGTTCGGTGACTTCTCGCGTTCGTCCGCCGAGTTCGACCACAACGCCCAGTTCCGTCAGCCAGAGCTGTCGCCGATGGAGCAGTTCCTGCGGAAGGCTGGCCTGCCGTCGCCGACGGAGCAGTACACGAAGGACAACGTGCAGCTGACGGGACCGCTCGCCATGTCGGGCGCCCGCGCCCGCTACAACGATCGCCGCGGCGAGCTGGAGCGCACGCGCCCTGGCGCGATGGCCAGTGCCCGCACGCTGAACGACGAGTCGCTCGCGATGCGGCAGGCGCTGGCCCAGGCGAAGGCGTCCGCCGCACGTCCGCCCGAGGGCTTCGTGAACACGGAGAACGGATCCATGATGACGCCAGGGCGCACGCTCGAGGAGATGCGCACGGGTTCCGACCTCACCAACAACGGTGTCGTCGCTCGCGTCGACGACCGCCCGCAGCGGGCCGTCCAGGCGATCCAGCAGGTGGCCGAGGCGATCGGCCACGCCAAGAAGGCGAGCACGGCTCGCACGAACGTGAACGACTGGCGCCGCCAGCGCGGCAGCACGGAGAAGCTCCGCCAGGAGTCGAACCGTCGTGACCGTGTCGCCCGTGCGAAGACGGCGCAGAACATGGGGGCCGAGGGCCGCACGCCGTTCTCGGACACGATGCAGGCCCGCCTCGCCATGCTGCAGATGCTGCGGGGTGGCGGGTGATCGACCCTCGCGTCGCCCTGGCTCGCCAGGCGCTCGCGCAGCAGGCCGCACAGCGCGGTGTCGTGCGCAACCCGATGCAGGCGCTCAGGGCCCAGCAGCAGCAGGCCGCTGCCGCTGAGTCCCAGACGCGCCGCGCCAACCGCCCTGCGGGTGTTGCCCCGTGGGTCGCCGACGGTGTGGCCGCCCCTCAGAAGCAGGGCGGAGGCACTCTGGGCCGCATCATCGGCAACGTGCTCAAGCCGTTGTCGTTCCTCGACTACGGCCGCTCGTTCGCCGTGTCGGGCATCAAGGAGATCGCCGACAAGATCAGCGGGGACGACGAGTCCAGCTGGGCAGACTTCGTCCAGCAGGGCAAGGACCACATCGGCTTCGGCGACGTCGTCGACTTCGACAACAAGTGGCTGAACCGCATCGCTGGCTTCGCTGGCGATGTCGCGTTCGACCCTCTCACCTACTTCACCTTGGGCGCCTCCAAGTTCGCTGGCTCGGGCGGCCGTGCCGCTCTGGCGGCGACGGCGTCGCGTGAGCTGGGCGAGACGCTGCCCAAGTCGCAGCTGGACGACCTGCTGGGCCGCATCGGCCGCATGGGCGAGCACGGCCTCGAGGCCGCCGAGCGGCAGTCCCTCAACCTGCAGCCTGCTGGGCTCCGCTTCGCGGGCAAGGTGATCCCTGGCACCGAGGGTCTGGCCAACGCTGGCGGGCGCGCCCTGGCGGGCGTGCGCCGCCCGTTCACCGACACGATCGTCGGACGTGGCGCCCGCGCCCTCGGCGGCGGGCGTGCGCCTGGCGCTGTCCGCGAGGCCGTGAACAGCCTTGCCACGGGCAAGGGGGATCTGGGCGTCGCCGCCCAGGTGCTGCGCAACAGGGGGGCCGAGGGTGTTGGCACCCGCGGCTTCATCCTCAAGCACGCCCGTGACATCTCGAACACGGGCAAGAAGTTCCGTGGTCGCGCCGACCTGATCGACGCGTGGGAGCGGGGCGCGATCACGCCTGAGGTCCAGGAGCTGATCGATGCCGTCGACGGTGTCGCCGACGACGCCATCTTCGAGGGGGCCACGGCGTACGCGAAGCGGGCCCAGAACTACGGCGGCCCGCGCATCATGACGCGCGACCTCAAGACGTTCCTGGCGAACACCCCGAACAACCTGTTCGTCGACCAGGTCGACACCGTGTCGGGTCGCACGATGGGCCGCCAGTGGCGCGGTGGCACGTTCACGGTGAAGGGCAGGCAGATCACGCTGCCCGAGAACCCGACCCGCGCCGACATCACCCGCGAGTTCCAGCAGGCGTTCCCGAACGAGCTGGGCGGCAAGAAGCTGTTCGAGGACAACCCCGAGTTCCTCCTGGCCCGCTACCTGGAGGATGTGGCCGACGACGTCGGTGTCGCCCAGGGCGTGAACGAGCTGCGGAAGGGTGACGCCGCAGTGTTCGCCAAGGGTGACGCCAGGGCCTTCGCAGAGGTGCCTACGCGCGCGTCTCAGCGCAGTGTGGACCCGCAGGCAGTGATGGGGGCCCAGGATCGTCTGGCGGCCTCTCAGGGGGCGTTTGGGCGAGCTTCGGACGCTGTCCGAGTGGAGGGCCTGGACGCCCTCCGTCAGATGGTCAACGGGCCCGTGCCCGTGCCGAAGCGTCCAACGAAGAACGCCGCTCGGGTTGCCGAGCTGGACGACCTCGAGCGCAAGATGGTCGACGCCGTCGACCTCATGGATCCCGCCGATCCTGCCACTGGCGCCCACAAGGCTCTGGTCGATTCGTACGTGGCGGCGAAGGCCGACGTGGCCCAGCACGCCGCCAAGGTGAAGCAGGACCGCGCCTTCCTCAAGCAGGCGGAGAAGGGCACCTTCAACGGCCCGATGGTTCACATGGTCCGCCAGGGCTTCGAGGAGATCGGCAAGGACGTGTTCGGCGAGGGCGCCGAGGTGGCGATCCAGGCCGAGGTGAAGCAGGCGCTCGACAACGTGGTGAACCTGCTGGAGCGGGAGCCGAACGCCTTCTGGCGTGCGGTGGACGGCTACACCAAGTTCTTCAAGTCGTGGGCCACGGCCACCCCTGGCTTCCACGTCCGCAACGCCATGTCGGCGACGTTCATGAACGCTGTCGCTGGGGTCACCCCGAACTCGATGGCTCGGGGCGCCCGTGTGTGGCAGGCGTTCGTGAAGGATCCGAAGGGCCAGTGGGAGCGCGGGCTGCCCGCGGCGTACAGTGACATCGCCCACGACGTGGTGCGCGCTGTCGCAGGCGCAGGCTCGGGCGGCCAGTACTCGGCAGCCGAGCTGGGCCACGCCGTGAAGGAGGCTCGGTCGGTGGTCGCGAAGGCGGCCGACAAGGCCAGCCACAACATCGTGACGACCCGTTCGGCGAAGATCGGCGAGCGTGTCGAGGGCGTGGTCCGTGCGGGTCTGGCGTTCGACGTCATCTCGAAGGGTGGCTCCGTCGACGAGGCGATCGCCGCCATCAAGAAGTTCCACTTCGACTACACCGAAGTGAACGAGCTGGACGTCCAGATGAAGCGGCTGATCCCGTTCTGGACGTTCATGTCGCGCAACCTGCCGCTGCAGGTCCAGCAGATGTGGGTCAACCCGCGGGTGTACGCCCACTACAACTCGCTGGTCCGCAACTTCAACGCGGGCGAGGAGGGCGACGTGATGCCGCTCGGGCTCGAGGAGCGCGGTGGCTTCCGCATCACGGACGGCCTGGCGCTGTCGCCAGACCTGCCGCACACCCGCCTCGACGCCGAGGCCGAGAAGTTCACCGACCCGATGCGCATGCTGTCGAACGC